TTAGCGCCAAGCATGACCATCACAAAGTCTGGTGCGAAATCCCTGATGTGCCCCATCCATGACTTGCCGGCCACGGAGCCGCCAGGCCACTGCCCAGTCACTACCCCGCCATCTGGACGGTAGAACCCAGTATCGAAGTTTTCCGGGAATGGCTGGCCCACATACAGCCTTGGCCATAACGCTCAGCTGGGCTGCTGTTGTCCCAGCCGTGTTTCCGGTCATTGCGAGGGCGGTAGTGTATGCCGTGGATTCAGAGCTGCCCTGCTTGTAGGCAGCCACCAGGGCGGCAATCGCCGCAGCGGCAGCGACTGCCGCACCAAGTATTACACCAAGCCCAACCCCGAGCGCAGGCGTTGCTGCGCTGAAAGCACTGGCAGCCTCCTTGGCGTTTTTGGCGGCATCGGCGGCGGAGTTTGCGCCTTCAGCCATATTCCCAAAACCTTCGCCGGCAGCATCAGCACCTTTTGCCGCCGCTTGGGCGCCGACTGCAATGTCGCCAACGGCTGCGCCAAAAGCGCTGGCACCAGCAGAAAAACCAATCACGCATCTGCTGTTCCATCCGGGCTTTCTGCCAACCGCCTGAACGGAAGGCCACCTGCTCGGCCTGGCCAAAAACTGAGCGGCCCTGCTTCTCGAAGCTCGACGACGCCCACATGATCCGGATGTCTGCATCCAGTAGGTGGGCATGGTCTTCGTTGTGAATGCTGCCGGTGTCGGCAAGGATCTCGGTTTGGAGCCATTCCCAAACCTCGGCAGCGGGAGTCAGGCGCATACCGAAGTCGGATGGCTCAAACAGTGACGAAGGAGGGTATCGTCTGTCCAAATATCACCCAAAGCTTGAAATAGTGCCCCGTAGCCACCATGTTTATTAGGTCGGCCAAGGAGGGCTCTCGCATTTGCGTGAACTCGTTGGTAGGCGCAACCTCACTAACTAAACGAGCCACACCCATGCCTCTAAAATGTAACGACACAGCATTCCTTATCGATACCGTACGACGCAAACACCCTGATGCAGCGGAAAAACACCCAACCGCTACTCAGCATCAATTTTCGTTCAAGTGTGGTTTGGTCATGAATATCTACAACACTGGATCTGTAAACTTCCAAGGCAATAGCTTTGAAAACCACATCGCATCCGACTTGATAAATGTGATTGAAATGATTAACAGGGGTCAATAATCCTCCCCGTGCCGCACTTACCTGCGGCACACCTACCCCAGCACCCGAAGGTTTGATAACCAGCCCATTGAAGAGTTTGCAGCGAAGGACAATTACGCCGTTTCGCCGCCACTCCCTAAGCACCTCGATCACCAGCCCGTCTATGCCATGCCATACAAGCAGTTTGATGGCTTGCGCCCAGGTGACACCGACACAAGGTACCTCTCCATTGGTATTTCACAGTGGAGCGCCCATGAGGTTTCGTTAAAGATCATGCGATATAAGGAGCAATGGTCTCGCCAGTCCGAGGAGTTGCCACTGCATCGAGTAGTGGACTCGTCAATTTTTCTGGCTAAGGTGCTCCTTGATCGTTATGAGGAAAGCGTCGAAATCGAGCGAAGCCTCTTCACCAATCAACCCGAAGGTTTTCGGATACAGGAAGAACCAGTTACAGTTCAAGACAAAAGTCAGTTCGATAGCTTCTTGAATGGGAACGATAAAGCCCTGAGAAATCGATTCAATAAGCTGTACCAAATGCTCAGCACCCTCAAGACTCAGGGCAAGCTCTGATTTAATCGGCTTGGCGCTCTCCACTGCGTCATTCAGCTCACCATGATGTTGGTCTGCACCTGGGCGTACCCGTGCAACAGGGAAACGACTAGGCCTTGAGGCAGGCCGGCTTCCTTGGCAGCTATCACCGCCTTGGCGATAGCGCTATCCAGATCGGCGATGGCCTTGTTGATATCCGGGCTCATCGGTAGAGCGTGGCGCAGACGCGTTACGTTACTCATGCCTCTCTCCAATGTCGCGACACAATTTGCTGATTCGCGAAATGTGTCGCGGACTACTTGATGCTCTGTGCGGCGCTGAATGCCACCTCACACGCAAAGCCGGCTATTCGGCTTCGATCAAGCGCTGCTGCCAGGCTTCCCGCTGTTTCGTCAGCGCTTCTACGCAGGTCGGCGAGCAGAACGGTAAGGTCGGCTCTTGCCTTGCCTCCGCTGGCAACCTCGGCAGCACAATACTTTCGGGCTGCAAGCAGATTGGTGATTTGCTGCTGCAAGCTGAGAGCGCGGCCATTAGCAATAACAACGGCAGCCGTAACATGTTCAGCTTTGGCTTTCGCATCGTCGGAGACTCGGTTGATCTCATCAGTTATTTGGCGCTGCAGTCGTAGCGTGTTGCTGAGGGAGGTCACCCTGGCGTTGGCCATGTCGCGCTATGTCATTACGGTTGCGCGGTCAGCCTTCACTGTATCCAGCCGCAACGAGAGGTAGCCGACGGATACCAGCGCAACGAGGACGACCCACAGCCACGTCGGAACCAACCGAAGAAGCGTCATGGGATTTTTCTCTCTGATGCCTTACCGGCCTTGTCACATGACAGGCAGTGCTCACAGTTTAAAGTCCGGCAGAGCCAGGCTTTCACTGGCTGCAAAACGTGACCATAAAGATGTGCCGGGCACCGGCCAGGGCCAAGGACACATGCAGCGCCAGACCGGCAGAGGTCGGGCCGAAGAAGATGTTCTGGCTGCGTGCCATAACGACAAAGCCGCTGATGGCGATCGTCGAATAGATCAGCTTGCCAAGAATGCCGTCCCTCACCTTGCCGCTTAATACGCACCAGGTTGCCCAAAGCGAGATCAGACCGCAGGCCATCGAGTTGATTAATTCAAGGTTCATGGTGGATTACCTCCGCCGAACCGCTGGCGAATGAGCGCCCAGACGTCAGCGGATTTAATGGCTCGATTGATAGCCGTCATGAGCGACCCACCAAATGACCCCAGTAGGAAGCCGATACCGACAACGATCTTAGGCTCGGTCACGCACAAGTAGGTGCTGACCATACTCGCCAAGTAGATCGAGCACGCCACCCCGGTAATTAGGAAGACCACCCAGGCCCGCCAGTCCGTCAGGTCATCCTTGTGCCACCAACTTGCAACCACGGCGCCGACGAAGCCAGCGATCAACAATCCAAACCTGTCGATGACATCGAGCAGGCGCTGCAAATACTCCATGCGCTCGACTCCGTAGGCATGATTGAATAAATAACACATATTTGTTGTATTAACACAAAAGTGTTGTATGATTAACTCATCCAAACAACGAGGCGAGGTGATGAAGTTCAGCGAGTTCAGACGATGGTTGAAGGCCCAAGGGGTGACCTTCGAAGCAGGCAAAGGAAGCCACTTCAAAGTCACCGCCCCAAACGGCAACAAGACCACCTTCGCGGATCACGGCAGCAAGGAAATGCCAGAACCGACCCGCAAGGCGATCATTAAACAACTGGGGCTCTGAGAGCCCCTTCACCACATCTGAAACGAACTCATCACCTCCGAAGGAGTGACTATGTACGACTATGCAATTGGTTTTGAGCGGGACAACACACCTGGGCTCGCAGTGTTCTGCCGCGATCTGCCGCAACTTCACAGCTACGGCGATGACGAGCAACACGCTTTGCGCGAAGCTGTGGACGGCATCGAGACAACTCTGTCGATCTATGTCGATGAGCGTCGTGTAATTCCTACAGCATCTGAGCCAAAGGCTGGTGAGCTCGTTGTTCACTTGCCGGCGGTTACTGTGGCAAAGATCGTTCTGTGGAACGCGATGATGGAGCGGGATATGCGCAAGGCTGATCTGTGCCGATTGCTCGGTGTGCACCAGGCCCAAGGCGATCGTCTTGTAGATTTCCTGCACACATCGAAGATGGAGCAACTGGAGGCTGCTCTACATGCGCTGAACGTCAAGCTGCAATTGACTCAAGAGATAATCGTTGACCCGCTAGATATCTGGATAAACCTTCCAGAATCGCGAACTTCTGCCCGCTTTGCAGTGCGACAGCTTGTCGAAGCCTTTGGCGAAAATCGTGAACTGGTTGTCGGTAAATCCAATGCCAACAGAGATGAAATCAAAGATTACAGCGTCGACTTTATCTTGCGGGATTTTGCGCACCCAGCCAGTCGCAACACTCGACAAGCTACCGTTCCGGTCATAGATGCCCTTGTAGCAACTGGTATATTTCGTCGATCCCGTATGGTCGACCCAGCAACAGCGAGAGAGGTCGATAGCCTAGCTCTCATCTAAGCGTGCCGATTGGCTTTGCCTACGCTGGCCCGTGCATTTGAATCAGCTCCAGCAGCACTCCCAGCTCAGAGCGATGGGTGTGGTGGAGCCGAAAACGAAAAAGCCCCGGCAAATGCCGAGGCTCAAAAAAAGTTGCAAGCCCACAGAAGTGGGCTCGACTTGGCGTTATCGGGACGAGGTGATGATTCGCAAGCTGAGCGAGCGAGTCAAAACCTTCTACGAAATTCTCGACGAGCGCATGAATAAGGTGCTGGGAATCGCGGCATGATCAGCAATCACCTCAACCTCATCGAACAGCAGCGACACAGCGCCGAATCAATCAACGACCGGATTGCTCAGTACCTAGCGGCCGGCGGGCAAATCGCCCAACTGAAAAACCCGCCGCGTAATCCCCTGCCACCTGCCCGCTCGGACAAAATCGATCCCGGCACGGTGCTCAAGCGAAAAATAAAAGGGTTGAATTGGGCCGAGCGCCAGGCGCTTCGCAAAATGGCGGACGCACTATGAGCAAGCGCAAACCACACAGCCTCAAGGCCCGCATTGATCGATCCTGTCGTTCGCTGCTGGCCACCAACCACGTTGCAGTGGTGAACATCGACCCCAGCGGCCACCAGGGCATGATCAATTACAAGTCGTTGAAGAACATCGCGCCCGGGAAGATTGGCCAGGCCGTGTGCGGCATTGCCCACCGCTGGACGATCTACCTCAGCGCCCTCTGTATTGATGCCCGCGGCGACCGCTACAGCAAGTCGATTGAGGTGGCGCCAGACGGTGTCTACCTCTCCGACCATCTGGAAGACGTGATCGAGCATTGCTACAAGAAGCTGCTCGACTCCGCCAATCAAAGTCAGATGGTGGCTTCTGGTTGGATTGCTATTCCCGACTCGTTATCGCTCGACGAAGCTCAGGCAGCGCGAATATTCGAAGCGGTTGGCGCCTGGAATCAGCAGAAGGTCGCAGCGTGAGACGCTTCCGCACCCAACAACGCAAACGACAAACCTGGTTGGCGCTGCCTGCCAGTGGCATAGAAGAGGTAGAACATGGCAGCCGAGCCGAAAGACCGATCAGCAAAGACTGCGGCGAGGAGAAAGACTCGCGGCGAGGAAGAAATTAGGCTGCATTGCATGGCCGGCACCCGCCAAGCACTGGCTGAGCTGATGGCCTGGAGCGGCATCGAGGAACAGGGCGAGGCCATCACGCTGATGATTCACCATCTGCACGTGATGGGGCCTCAAAAGTGTCTGCCGATGCTGGAACCGCCGCGACACGAAATCATCATCAGTGAAAACGTGTCGCGGAAATTGGAGATTGCTTGTAGGCGCGAAGAGCTACGAATTGCTCACGAGGAGTGAGAGAGCCCATCGAGAAACGTCAAATCCAGCCCGTGCCCATGGTCAATCGTACCGTTCCATTCGAACTGGCTAATCGTTTGCCGGGCAATCTTGCGAAGAACCGTATCGACTTCATCGAACGACTCGACTGAAGGGCACAGCTCAAAACGACAGCAACAGTCGTTCGAATCGTAAAAGACGTTTTCAACGCGCCTTTCGAGTCCAGCGCCTGCTACTGCAACGCAAAAATTGATCATTTCCGCGAGCTCATAGGCTTTGCCATGAAGCGTGGTTACAGCGATACCGAATACGGTCATCGAATTTATAGAAACTTCTCCGTGGTACATGTGCCACTCCCTCAAAAGGCGCAATCGTAAGCCGCCAAATCAATAATGTCACCCATACGCTAACCGTCGCATCCGGTCTCGAAGGGCGGCGCCTACTCGACTTTGATCTTCACGTTTTGCTCTGACGACATCGTAGGGCGACGCAACTCTGGATCGTTCGCATCAAGGCAACGGAATTGCAGTTCGGCATTTGCATAGCGACCGTAGCCGGAATCTCGGGATGCTTCTTTCACAGGCATAAGCTGCTTCCCTTTGTTTTCACAAAAGACATTGGCTTCCTGGTACAGCTCTGCCTTGACGGCGGCGCCACCGAAGGTGGTGAAGCTGCCATCCTTCGCGACCATGTATGTGTCGCGCCCCATCGGCACGATGCCCGGTCCAGCGCAGCCAGCGATAAGTAGGGTGATCGTTGAAACCAATAAAAGCCGCATCGGCAACATTCCTTGTGGTGTAGGGAAGCTGGCCATCACTCTGCCACACTCAAAAACATACAACCACTGTCGCATCCGGTCACGCAGGGCGGCGCCTAACTGGAGTGCGCCAGCGCCGACGACAGACATGGCTGGATATACCGGCCCACGGAATTGAAGAGGCGGGCCATGGCCAAGAGCAATGCGCAGTTGCAGTAGGACAAGCGCGACAAAGAGCGCGCCCTGCTGGACCGGATCGGCGCAGAGAAGCGCACGCTGATTGTTTCGAAGGCATTGGATGATGCCCTAAATACTCTCGGCGCCCGGCACGACTTCGAGGAGTGGCAGGAGACGGTGTCGACCTTCCTGATCAACCTCGCTGGTGCAACGGCCTTCGAGTCCGGCAAATACGCAAACATGCCGCGACCTCCATTCGTAATCACTGAAAATCAGCCGCGACAGCTTACAGAATTTGCTCATCCGAAAAATTAAATAACGAAGTTACAGATAAATTGCTGTTTTCATAAAACTAGCAAGATTCGTAATTCAACGCATAGACGGACTTAGAGCCAACATCTCCAAAATATTACGATTACTGCCATAAGCTTGAAATTCAAACTTATTAATATCATTCACATCTACAAGCAAATCAATTTCCAGATTATCAAATAGAGCAAACTCGTATATGTACTTTTTAAATTTCTCCCCGCGCAAACTTAAAGAATTATAAAACAAAACCACCAACTCATGATCTGACAGAAGTGAACGCACTACCAAACCGAATTGCGCCCTATCAACATGATTACATCCATAAATAAATCTAAAAACCGAATAGAGACTTCTAAAGTAGAGTCCTAAGTCTGCTTTGTGCTTTACGATAAGCGATGCTACTGATTCAGCGATTCGCTCTTCGTGAGAGCCTTCTGCCTTGTCATAAAAATGGGGAATCCACCCTGCCCAATGCTTAAAACAATCACGACCTCGCGAAACTACTTCACCACCATCTTTGTCTTGCAAATCAAAGTTCTTAACGACTTCCTGCTGCAAACCCAACATGCTATAAAACTGTGACTCAATTTGCTGGTGGGCAATCTGCGAGCGCGTCTCAAATAAATCTTTTCGCTGAAATAGCATAGTAATAAGCACGCCTGAAAAAGCCAATCCCGAAAACAGCGTATTCAGGGTGCCAAAACTATCTCCAAACGTTCCATCACGCATTTTTTCAGCAATTAGACCGAATGGCTCGTTCCACAGCAACATTATAAAGAAGGCAGAATATATGGCAGCGACCGCAGATAAAACCACAGCAAACTTCCAATAACTACCGAAGTTTAATTCCACTCTCCTAACGATCGACACAAGAAAATATATCAGCAAGGTTATTGCCACCACAGAAATACAATAAATTCTCCAATCTAATGTGGAAAAGGTGACAGCGGCAATTCCTCCCAATTTTTCCTCAACAGCTGTAACCGCCGTCACTCCGCCATAGCTTATTTTCTCGGGATTTAAATCAAACCAACTCATGCATCGATTTCCAGTAGACGAAAGTGAACCCAACGCGGGCCGAACACAAATACCCCACTTCAACGAATCACGCCAGCCGGCGAGGATCCCCTATGCCTATCCAGAACATCGTCAGCGTAAGCGGCGGAAAGGACTCAACCGCGACACTGCTGGTGGCGATTGCCCTGGAAACAGAAAACCTTCAGGTCGTCTTCGCCGACACCGGCAACGAACACGAGCAGACTTACCAGTATCTCGACTATCTGGAGCGAGCCACAAACGTGCCCATTACAAGGGTGAAGGCGGACTTCAGTCGGCAGATCGCTGGCAAGCGGAAGTTTATCGAAACCAAATGGCGCGAGCAGGGCATCGATGAACCGATAGTGCTGGCAGCGCTCGACGTCTTGCACCCCACCGGCAACCCGTTCCTCGATCTTTGCATTTGGAAGGGGCGCTTCCCCAGCCGAAAGGCTCAGTTTTGCACCATGGAACTGAAGCGCGACCCGATGCTTGAGCAAGTAGTAATGCCGCTGATGGGGCAAGGAGACATGCTGATGAGTTGGCAGGGTGTAAGAGCTGATGAATCACTGAACAGACGTTACCTACCTGAGTGCGACGAGGTCGGCGGCGGCCTGTTCAATTACCGCCCGATTTTGAAATGGGACATCCCGGCAGTATTCGAGGCACACCGATAGATGGAGATCGAGCCAAACCCGCTCTACTCCCAAGGCATGGATCGCGTTGGATGCATGCCCTGCATCAACTGCCGGAAGGATGAGCTGCGAGAGATCGCTCTGCGTTTCCCAGAGGTGATCGATCGAATCGACCGTTGGGAGCGGCTGGTGCAGCAGGCAAGCAAGCGCGGCGCCGCAACGTTCTTCGCGGGCTCCAATGCCAAGCATCCGAAAGGCTCAATAGCTGAAATGACCGCCCTTGAAGTGATGGAGATCGCAAGCATCCGCCAGGCGGTGGAGTGGTCAAAGACTGCCCGAGGCGGCATCCAATACGACTTAATGATTGCCACCGATGCCTCGGCCTGCAGTTCGGCGTACGGGTCATGCGAGTGATCTGTTCTCTCCTTTGGCACTCACTCGATGGGCACGAGTGTGAACTGAGCACCAGGTCGCGCGGGTGATGATGCGATCCATCTGAGTTCGTACCGAGCTCCGCACTTTGGGCATACCACTTCCATCACATATTTCGTGTCATCGGGATCTACCGCGATCTCTTCACCGCATTTGCACATAGCCATGTGATGCCTCCTGTAGGGCTTCCATGAGCTTAGACCGAATTCACTTCAACGAATCGAGACAGGCGTCTACCTGGAGGTTGCCAATGAGCATTCCCGCAAATGCGTTAAGCGGCAAAGGGTGCTTGCACCACGCTGCGCTTGATCCGATGGAAGCCGCCGAACTTACCCGGCGCCTCACCGCGCAGAGCATCTACCCGAGCACCTAGCGCGATGAGCTGCAGCTTGAAGAGTTTTCACTTTCGATATCGAACCCCAAGCTTCCCTCTTGCAACAACCCTCGATTGAACTTTTTTGGCAAGTTTGCCGAATGATGGATGATTTGCGTGATCGGAAGATATAAACATCGTTTGAACATTATGCATTTCAAATGGGGCTCTAGCCGTTTGGCTGATATTTTGACCAACATACATCGAGAACTTAATCCCAAGCAGGCTAAAACTATGAACTCTATCACTTCCAATTCGTCCGCTAGCTGGAAAGCTTATCATTGATGACCTACTTGGATTAACACATACGTCTATGAGCAGCAGAACATTCTCCAGCTTCTCCCCTTTGAAAAGAAAGCGTCTAAACTTTTGCTCATAAAAATCTCCAAGAGCTTTTCCGTAAGCATCCCTCTCGCGCCCCCAATCCCAAACGTGAGCCCTCCAGAAAATGCTGATTGCAAAATAGAAAACAGCACTAACAATATCCTTATCTAGGATTCTGCCGTCGTAGGTAGTGAACAGCTCCCCCTTTGAAATCAATGCATCCGAATCCAAAATATCTAGTAATGGGAATTTTGACTTGGTAGCCCACAATTCGCCCATCTTTCTCTCGCCACATTTGGAGAATAAATCTTCACAGGCTCCGCAAAGTAGCGGGCGTTTAATCTGCCTATCGGTTTGAAAGGCACTCCCCTGACTCATATTGATTAGCACTGGTGAGTTATTTGCTACCTCGTCACCTCCCCTAACATGTAGATAAGCTGCTGCTGGAATAAAGTGACTGTCTATTAGCTTCCCTTTTTCTTCCTTGCAAAGCGCGCAGATCATAGCCCCCCCCTAAAAACACCTCATCCATTTAATCGAATATACCTTTGAGGCTCCCACATGCCCACAGAAAACAAACTTGCTCTGAAGCGCCAGCGCGTCGAGCACGTCAACCAGGCCATACGGATCATCGCCGACCACGGCCGACGGTTCTTCTACAGCCAATCCGTCAATCGCTACGCCAGTATGGAAGTCGATGCACGCGGCAAGGTCTGGTTCATCGACGACTACAGCGGGAAGCGGGTCTTCACCCATGACACGGTATGGGGCGGGCGGTGGCGCGGGTTCACTCACGGCGGCACGCTGAAGGATATGGTCAAGGCGTTTCGAGACTACGTCTGCACCGGCGAACCGCTGCACCCTGGCTATCTCGGACCTGAACGGTTCGATGACAGCAACATCTGGGGTTATGACGAGGCGGGCATGAAGGCAGTGCGCGAACAGGCCGGCACCCTTCCCGTTTTCCATCAACCAGTTCAGGAGGCCGCATGATTAATCTCTTCTGGCGCCTGGTCGCCAAGCTACTCGCCCCCCCGGCCATTGCCGCCTGGCTCATCGCCCGCGCCAAGCGCAAGCCTTACCTGCACATCATGTCCGCCGACGGCGCCGAGATGTACATGGGCCGCTGGTGGCTGTTCAACCCCTACTCCCGCACCACGCACAAGCCGGCGCTCTGGTGGTGCCCGTGGTCGTTCCGAATCCACCACATCATGCGGCCAGACGAAGACCGGGATCTGCATGACCACCCGTGGAATGCCCGGACGATCATTCTGCGCGGTTGGTACAACGAGCAGCGGCCCGCGAGCGATGAATGGAAGAAGGCGGTTAGGTCGGGTTTGGTTCCGAATCAAGATCCCAAGTTTGTCGGTTGGATCATGCGTGACGCCTGCGAATGGATAAGACGCGGCCAGGGCGACACTGCCACCCTGAACCACGGCGAATACCACCGCATCGACCAAGTATCCCTTGGCGGCGTCATCACCCTGTTCATCACCAGCAAGTGGCGTGGTGACTGGGGCTTTCTGGTCAAAGGAGTGAAGGTGCCATGGCGTACTTACACTGGAACCCTTGACGAGTCAGCCCGAAAAAACTGCGACCTTAATTGCGATATCCACTAGGTCTTTTGCTGTTTTGACAACGTTCGCCGTATTTGTAAGCCAAACGTTCAATCGAGACTTGCTGGCAATCGCAATTTTTTCTTCAACTGACGCAGCCTGCGCTTTAACGATTGCCTGAGCTAATTCTTGGACAAGATCGAAAGGCGTATTGGCAGGAAGCCCTAATTGCTGCGAGACCTCGGGCTGATAAGCTTCTATAGCGCTTCCGTTTCTTCGAAAATGAGCGTTATAGGCGTTTATTTCTACGTCGCCGGCAGCGACGATGCCAACGCCATTGTCTTCAAACGTGGTCCCGTCATAAAGATTGATTTTCATTGGTTTTACTCTAAGGCTTTGAGAAGTCAGATCCTCGGTAATACCCAAAAGCCATCATAACTGCCACCTATATATCCCTCCTTCAAAGTCAGCCGCTATAGCGGCAAAGGAACAGTCATGCCTGAAGAAATCAAATTGATCCAGCCAGCACCAGTTGTGCGTGACGAAATGGGTTCGTTCCAGCATCCCGATATGCCTGACTTCGACGAGGGCGACGGAGACAAGTGCAAAGCCTGGGTAGCGGAACAGGGTTTGAAGGTGGCGATGGTGAGCCTTGAGTACGCCGACGAAGCCGTTGCAGATCGCTACTTCGACGCCGGCGATCCCGACTTCAGCTATTGGGAGCCTGACCGCCCTGAAGGCGAGGATTGGTTCTGCCTGGCGATTCACGACACCGACGACTGCCCTGTCTGCTGGTGGGCACGCCGTGAGGTGACGCCATGATCGCCCTCGCCTGGTTCGCCTACGTGTACTGCTACAAGGGGCCGCGACGATGACGGAACAGCACCGCATACTGGTCGGCGACTGCATCGACATGATGCGGAGCCTGCCAGACCAATCCGCTCACACTTGCGTCACCTCACCACCCTACTTCTGTCTCCGCGATTACGGAGTCGACGGGCAAATCGGCTTGGAAGAAACGCCGGCCGAGTTCATCGCCCGCTTGGTCGAAGTGTTCCGCGAAGCGCGTCGAGTACTACGAAACGATGGAACGGCCTGGGTGAACATGGGTGATAGCTATGCATCAATAGCTGGCGGGTATGCCCCAGACGGTTCAGCGGGTAAGCACGACATCGTTTCAAAGACGACTAGAGGCGCCGTTCGCCGCGGCCATAGAAGAAAGCCGCACGAAGGCTTCAAACAAAAGGACTTGATGGGCATGCCTTGGCGCTTGGCTTTCGCCCTACAGGATGACGGCTGGTACCTACGTCAGGACATCATCTGGCACAAGCCGAATCCGATGCCCGAGAGCGTCAGGGACCGCTGCACCAAGGCCCACGAATACATTTTCTTACTCAGCAAGTCGCCGAAGTACTACTACGACCAGTCGGCGATTCTCGAACCCTGCTCACCAAACACCCATAACCGCCTATCGCAGGACGTACTCGCGCAGATCGGCAGCGACCGCGCAAACGGCGGCGCCAAGAGCAACGGGACCATGAAGGCAGTGGCCAGAAAGTCGAATGGCGTCGGCTGGGGTCATGGTACCGACGGCGAGGGCCGCCACCGTGGCCGCATCAAGGACAACGAGTCGATGAACGCTGCCCTTGCCGTAATGCCCAGCGAACGAAACAAGCGAACCGTGTGGACCGTACCAACGCACAGCTTCAAAGGTTCCCACTTCGCGACCTTCCCGCCCGACCTGATCCGGCCATGCGTTTTGGCCGGGACACCCCGTGGCGGTGTGGTGCTGGACCCGTTCGGCGGTGCCGGTACCACAGCGGTGGTCGCAATGCAGGAAGGCCGCAAGTCGATCCTCTGCGAACTCAACCCGGACTACGCCGCCATGGCTGAGCGCCGGATTGCAGCGGTCTGGCTCGATGGCGCGGCACAGATGGACGTGTTTCACGAATCGGCGCCAGCCGCTCAATCCCATTCACTACCTTCTGCCGCCACGCGCGGCATGGAGCACGCTATGAAACGAGAACTGATAAAGATCAGTGAGTTCCAGCGCCGGCGCTGGGGCGAGAACAGCACCCCGCAATGCCCGCAGGCCATCCGCAACCACATCCGAAACGGCATGGTGCCCGGGGAGCAGATCGGGAAACTCTGGTACGTTGACTGGACCGCGTTCAACCGGTTGAGCGGCAACGACCTGGTCGCGATGGTATTGAAAGGAGCTGCATGATGGTCCCACGGCCGCGTAACAAGGCGAACAAGAGCCTCCCGCCGAACCTGTATTTCGATTCGCGGCGCTCGACTTATCGCTACCGGCGGCCAACCGACGGTAAGTGGTTCCAATTTGGCAGCGACCGAATCAAGGCGATCGATGCCGCTAAGCAACTGAATCTGGAGTTCATGCGCGGCGCTGACCTGATCGGCGCCGTGATGGGCAGTTCATCAGAATCATTTGCCGGCTTTCTCGATACCTACGAACGCGACGTTCTGCCGCCTCGCGAGCTCGCAAAAGGAACGCTGGGTCTGTACGCCGTGCACTTCCGGCGATTCCGTAAACAGTTCGAAGGCAAGGCCGTCGACCAAATAACCATTCGCATGGTCGCGGAGATGTTGGACGCTCTCACCCCGCGTACGGCGAATCAGTGTCGGGCGCTGCTGATCGACATCTTCAATCACGCAGCGTCCAAAGGACTGTGCCCGGATAACCCGGCGGCCAGCACCATCAACCGGATCGAAAAGAAGCAACGTAAACGCCACACGATTGAAGGACTGAAAGCCATTCGGGAGAAGTCGTCGGCCTGGCTGCAGAACGCAATCGACCTGGCGTTGATCACCGCCCAGTGCCGGACAGACATCCTCGACATGCGTTTTGATGGCAGTCGGGAGGGCTACCTATACGTGGTGCAGAAGAAGACGGCCAAGGCCAGTGACGCGGCATGGATACGATTTCTGATAACGCCGGAGTTGCAGGCGGTCATCAGCCGATGCCGTGACGATGTCGTATCGCCCTACCTGGTGCACCGAAAGCCCGAACGCCGGAAACAGAAGCAGGCGCAGACCAAGGATCACTGGACAAAGGTTGAGGAGCGTTATTTGACGCGAGCATTCAAGGAGGCCAGGGAGGCGGCGAACTGCTACGCGGGATGGAAGGAAGAAGAGATGCCGGGCTTCCACGAAATGCGAGCGCTGTCGCTGCACCTGTACAAGAAAGCCGGAAAGGAAGGTCAGAAAATAGCTGGCCATGCGAGCGAGGGCATGACCAGAAACTACCCACGGGACCACGAGGAAATCGTCTGGTCCGAGGCAATACCGGACCTGAATATCAGCGAAATTACGGGGTAGTTTTGCGCGAGTTTTGCGCAGGCACAAAAAAGCCGATCTAACTGATCGGCTCAAGTGTCTGATTTTACTCAGGAATAATGGTCGGGACGGAGTGATTCGAACACTCGACCCCTAGCACCCCATGCTAGTGCGCTACCGGACTGCGCTACGCCCCGACTAGGCGTGTAACTCGTCCTTCATCTCGAAGAACGCTCAAGAATATATCGCAAGCGTTTGAAAACTGGAAGTATTCAAACGCAGGAAATTATTTCTTGAGTACAACCAGCACATCTTCCAATTCAGCAATCATCTGCCGAATCATTTGCTTGTACTGGGTGGTGTCGTCTTTGGCTTCATCGCCGGACAAACGCAAGCGAGCGCCGCCGATGGTGAAACCTTGATCGTATAGGAGCGCGCGGATCTGCCGGATCATCAGCACGTCTTGTCGCTGATAATACCGGCGGTTTCCGCGGCGTTTGACGGGGTTGAGTTGAGGAAACTCCTGCTCCCAATAGCGCAGCACGTGCGGTTTTACCGCACA